TCATGGGCGGCGGAAAATCTAGTAGCACACAAGCGGCAACACTAACCCCTGAACAAAAGCGGGTTCTTGCTGTTCAAACAGATGCCTTGGAAAAAACATTTCTTCCGGCTTACCAAAACACCATTGGTATGGCTGGAGGTGCTTATGGGCAAGCTCTTCCTGCTGCCACTACTGCTGCTCAAACGGCAATGGACGTTTCTGGCCGTGCTGGGGCTTTACAGGAGGCCGTGGGTTCTGGTTCTTATTTGCAAGGCACTCAAGGGCTTTCTAACCTCTTTAGTGACGACTATAAGGCCGAGCAGATTCAAGCCGCTTTGCAACCTGCCCGTGAAGAGATTCGTGAACAAATTGGCTCTCAGAACGCTATGTTTGGTGGTGCTGGTGGTGCTGGTTCTACTCGTGCTTTGTTGGCCCGTGAGAACTTGAGGCAACTTGGTGAGCAGCGGATGGGTTCTGTTGCCGCTCAGACCTCTGCTGGCGTTGAAGAGCGCCGTCAAAGGGCCGCAGAATCGTTGCTTACTGCTGGTCAAACAGGTCTTTCTGCTGCTCAACAAGCCGCTGCTGGCCGTGTTAGTTTGGCTCAAACACCTCAAGATGTTTTGGCAAAGTATGCTTCCGTTGTTTACGGTACGCCACAAGGATCTACAACGCCTAACTTCTCAGGTACACAAGGCAGTACAGGGTCTAGCAAGGGCTTTGGGGTTCAAGCACCTAAGTGGAGTTAAACATGGCTCAATTTGGAATTAACTTTGGTAACCCAAAAGGGTTTACTGATTGGACTAAATATGCCGGGTTTGATTCAAACAGACCCATGATGGGCATTGCTCCTCCATCCACAGGAGGCATGGCTCCAGTTTCTCCAACAATGGCACAAGTTGGTCAACGTGTATCTGACGTTGGCACTCAACTGGGTCAGGGAAACTTTATGGGCGCTGTAAAAACATTTCAAGGTGGCCCTGCTGTTGTGCCGGGAGTACCTGCTGTTGCCGCAAACAAACCAATGCCTGTTGACAAAGACGGTGATGGGATGATCTCGGATTGGGAGGAATAATCATGGCTGAACCAGTAAAACCACCAGAAGCAGATTTGGGTGCTATTCAAGTTATTGCCACTGGCATTGCTCCTAATGCAACTGGCGAAGATCGACTCAAGACCGCCAACCTGGTGAACAAGAAGATCACCAACGACACAGAAGGCCACATCAATACTCAGATGCAGCTTTTGCCCATGATTGGGGCTTTGATTGGCGGCAATCTGAAAGAGGCATATAACTACTACAACGGTGGTTCAACTCGTATTGAAGACGCTATCCATCCTACCCTTGGTCGTTTCCAGCGTGAATACAACTCACGCGGTCCTACTGGTCGAATCTTTGATCAAAACGGCAAAGAGTTAGATGCCAACACCGTAAAGTCTTTGGACCAATCTGGTGGTTTGATTGGCAACACTGATAGAACAGCATTCTCTACTGGTGCATACCAAGCGGCCACTGAGAACCAAAAAGCATTTATGACTGGTTTGGCAAAGCCTGTTGCTGACCAGTATGCAAGGTCTGTAACTGTTGCTCAACAAGGTTCTGCTTTGCGTGATGCTCTTGAGTCTCGCCGTAGACTGGTTGCTGACAAAACTATGGCTCCTGTGCTTGAGGCCGTTGCTAAGTTACCTGCTGTTGACCGTCAGAAGTTGTTTGGTTTTGTTTCTTCTCAGACTGGCAGAACTACAGGCCAGACTAGTGAGCAAACAGGTTCTGAATCTGCAAACGTATTGCGTGGTGCAAACGTACAAGGCACTGTTGGTGGCAAGCTTGGCGTTGGAGCAGATGCTATTGCCATGCCCGGTGGTGGTGTTGCTGGTGCTGCAATTCCAAACGTTGGCATTTCTGGATCACGTACTGCTGGTGGAATGACTCAAGCAGGTGCAACAGGCACTTCTGGTGTTGCTGCTGGAACCACTGCTGGCACATCAAGCAGTATCCAACAGAACGTCTTGAGTGAAATTGCTCGTATTACGCAAGGTGCAATCTCTACTCCGCAACAGTTCCAAGCTTTGCAGTCACTTGTCCAGACATCTGACTTGTTGAGCAATGCTGCTGCCAGTATGAGGCCTGAAGACATGGCTCCTGGTGCTAAAGCTTTGGCCCCAGTCAATCCATTGTTGAACAGCAGAATGGATGTTGTGTCTCACGATATTGATTTTCAGCGCAACAATGCTTTGAATGTTGCTTGGAATAACTATCTTGCCAGAGAGATGCACTCCAATATCCGCAATATCAATCCTGAAGCGATTGGTGAGTTGCGATACAAATTCCTCAGCACCAAGACATTCAAAGCCATCAACCGCACATACGATTATGAACTTGATCGTGCCAAAGGCAAGAAGCCTGAGCGTGAAGAGGGCGCTGTTTACGTTAACCGTAACAACCGTCTGCAAAAATGGGTCAACGATGATTGGGAGGCAGTAAATGCTCGATGATATTGATTACAGCGATCTGACCTCTTCTGCTCCGGCAGAGGCTAAACCTGCAAAAAAGTCTACGATCAATGAACGCAGGATGTCTGCTAAGTCGCAAGACAAGCCAACTCCTAAGCCAATTGACACCGAGGCTTTGGCAGAAAAAGCTGGTCAACTTGAAGCACAAATGGGTTCCCCTGAAATCAATGATCCATTGGTTAAGTATGGGTTGCCAGGAATGGGTGTGTTGGGTGGCCTTGCTGCTGCCTATGGCCTGTATCAGGCATCTAAGAACAAGCCTCCAGCCCCCGGTCCTGTGCCTCCTACACCTCCTGCTGGTCCTGATTACAACGCTTACAACTCTCCAGCATACTTGCGTAACCCTCCTCAAGCACCAGTTGCTGCTCCGGTTGCACCAGAAGCTCCTGCTTTGCCACAGCAGACCAATCTGACTCCTGAAGACATTCAGGCTCGTGCTGCTCAACTCAAAGCTTTGGAGCCTCCTGTTGCCACACCAATCAGCGCTGCTCCTATTGATGCCCCTGCTCCAACACCATCTGCTGCCCCAAACTCTCCTGTGACCAGTGTTGTCGTAGATGAGTTGAAGGAAATGATTCAGGAAGACATTCCTAAGCCTATTGCACCTCCTCAAGACTTGGTTACTGGTACTGGTAAGCCCGCCTTTGCTGGTCAAGGTCCAGAGGCTGCTTTGAACAAAAAGGGTGAGCCTAAACTTAAGCCTGAATATCCAAGCATGGAAACTGTGCCTCGTGGGATGGCTTTTGTTCCCAACGCTCAGTACATTGACACAATGCGTCAAAACATTGGTCAACCTGATTACACCAGCATATTTACACAGCGAGACTTTCCACTGACAAACGAGATGGCTATTGAGCAATCAAAAGAAATCAATCGTTTGTTGGGCAGGGCTACTCGTGCTGAAGCTAAGGCTGCTGGTTTGCCTCCTGCCGAAATCACTCCTGGTGTCACCAAGAAAACCTCTGCTGGCACTAAGCCTGTACGGGTAGCAGGTACTGTTGGTGCTTTGATGGCTATCAGTGACCTTGCTAAAGCTGACACTCCCGGTCAACGTGGCATGGCAGGGGCCAATTTGCTTGAAGCCGTCCTACCTCCCGGCATGATGATGGGTGGTGCTGGTGAAGGTTCTGGCACTGTTCCTAACATGTCTCAGGCCATGTTGCTGGGAAGCCCTTACGCTCAATCCCCTCTTGCTGTTAAACAAAGGCAAGAACAGGAATACGTCCGTAAAGTTGGGGCTGGTCGTGGTATCGCTCCTCTATCCGCTTATCAGAGATAAATCATGGAACAAGAAGTCTCTCATGCTGAAATTTATGCCCGTCTTATTCTTGTTGAAGAGAAGGTGGACCGTATTGATCAGAATACTCAAGGTGTTGTTGCTGCATTTCAAGCAGCGTCTGGTGCTTTTCTGGTCCTCGAAACACTAGGTAAGCTTGCCAAGCCAATCCTATACATTGGTGGTGTGTGTGTTGCTATTGCTATTTACTGGCAAACAGTCAAGGATCATTTCAAGTGAAAGAGTGGGCCGTTAGCTTCATTGCTGCGGCCTTTCTAATGGTATTTGTTTTGCATTGCATACGCATAATGCTTTGGGCATTTTCATGAAAGTGAAATTGGCTATTGGTATTGTTGTTGTGTGGTGGCTCCTTCAGGTCGCCCTTGTTGTAGTAAGAGGTTTCTGATGGATCCAATCACAATTGCATTGACAGCAATGGCGGCTGTTCAAAAAACAGTTTCCATGATCAAAGAAGTGTCGGGGACAATGGATGATGTGCGAAGTCTTGGCCCTTTGTTGGGCAGGTACTTTGAGCAAAAGCATGAAGTAACCAAGGCACTAGACCAAGCTAAAAGCAGTGGTGGCTCCAACATGGGTAAAGCCATTCAAATTGAGCTTGACCTCAAAGGGCAGAAGGACTTTGAGGAACAAGTCAAAGGACTATTTTTTCCCAACAACATGGATGTATGGAACGCCATCATGGTCCGTGTTGCTGAAATGAATAAGCAAGACAAAATTGCCATGAATTTAGCTCGTGACCGTGCTTTAAGGGCAAAGCAAGAGCGTGAAGAACTGGTTGAAATTCTTATCGTAACTGGTGGCGTAATACTGATTTTTCTTTTGGTAGGCTTTGGGGTCTATCTTGTCATGGACGCAAGGAGCGCATAAATGCTATCTCTCATTTCTACCCTAGGGGGCCTTTTAATTTCTGGCTTACCAAAGCTTCTTGAACACTTTCAGAACAAGGCTGATCAGCGTCATGAGCTTGCCTTGGCCCGTGTTCAGACAGAGCGTGAGTTGGCATTGGCTGCTGCTGGTTTTGCTGCTCAAGCAAGGGTTGAAGAGATACGCACCGAACAAGTTGCCATGCAGTCTGAAGCCCAGATGACTGAGGCGGCTCTTAAACACGATGAGAAGGTGCTTGAAAAGGCAAGCCAATGGGTAGCTAACTATGTGGGGACTGTACGTCCTACAGTGACCTATATCTTTGTCATTGAGTTGGTGTTGGTCAACGCCTTCATGTGTTGGTATATGTACCATCACCCAGGTTTGATTCAAAGCATTGATGATGTCATTCGTTATTCTGAACTGGTGTTTTCAAGCGATGAGATGGCAATGCTTGGAGGCATCATTGGGTTTTGGTTTGGATCTCGTAACTGGGCTAAAAAGTGAAGTTAAGCAAAGCTGGTCTGGACCTCATGCACAAGTATGAGGGGTTCAGAAACAAACCCTACCTTTGCCCAGCAGACATTTGGACCATTGGTTACGGCCATGTCTTGTACCAAGAGCAGATCCGTTTGCCTGTTATCAGACCTCCTGACAACCCCAATGTTTTGCTTCGCAGAAAGTATCCACTCAAGCCGGAGGACAACCGTGTCTGGTCAAAGCAAGAAATTGATGATCTCTTCAGCAAAGATGTCGCTCTTTTTGAACGTGGTGTTCTACGACTTGTTCCCGGCTGTGTTGGCCGTCAAGGCAGCTTTGACGCTTTGGTCAGTTTTGCCTTTAATGCTGGTCTAGGCAACCTCCAACGCTCTACTATCCGTATGAAGGCTAATAGAGGCGATTGGGAGGGTGCTGCTGAGGCTTTTATGGCTTGGACCAAGGGTGGTGGCAAGGTCCTGCCTGGACTCGTTAAACGCCGTGTTTCTGAGAAGGCGTTGTTTCTAGTTGAATAAGCAACTCAAGGTAATGAATGGCTTTTCGTAGATCAGCCTCACCACCTTTTTCTCTCCATCTGGTGACGTATTTCACTACGTTACCTTCACAGAATCCAAGGTTGTTGGCATGGATATAGACAATAGGCTGGATGCCTTTGTCTTTGTAGTGATTGCCTGACTCTTGTTTATCAAGGGCCGATAAAGTAACATTTTTAGTCTTGCAGACTGGCCCAAACTTTTCGCAATGATTGGTTGATAAGCAATATTCACACAGCATCACGACTCCTTAATAAAAATGCCATCTGGTGACAGATAACCCTTGCGGTCTTTAATCTGCTCATAGGCGTGTTCAAAACACTTCACAAGGTCCAAATCAGCAGTGGCACAACCCATGACAAGGGTAACCAAAATATCGCCGTATGCGTCAATCATGGCCTCTCTGTCTTTAGCTTGAATCGCATCAAGCAACTCTTGCACTTCTTCCAGAGTCTTTAGAGCTTGAGCGTAAGGAGTGCTGTGTTGGACGATCTTACGATCCTCGCCCCATCTAATTACATCCATTTCTATCATTGAATAACTCATTACGTTCCTTTGAATAAGTTGGCTTACTCGCTGCGTCTGTTCTGGATATGCCCTTTAGACAGCACCTACCTCCAGCATCCGCTTTCGGCCAAAAACTAACTAAACCACAGCCAGAAGCCGTGGAGTATTCCTATGGGAAAGAAGATAGCACCTGCCAACAAGAACCCCCACAACCCATCGCTGAAGCATGTGAAGATGTGGTTGAACCATGCAACTACGCAAAGTATTACGACAAGTGCCCCCATTACTTTTCCTTAGAAATCCAAATCAAGAAATTCATCTTTCTTGGACTTGCTTGTTGGTTGACTGGATTGACGAACCTGTTCTTTAGGACGAACTGACAAACTGATAAAGCCTGTTCCTGCCTTGCTCTGCTTTTTCCAGCCAGAGATCCAATATTCAGTGCCATCGATGTTGATGGAACCACTCATGTCGGGGTGACGGTCCTCTGTCTTTTTGTCGTTTTTGAAAAGGGAGCCGCGATTTTCGTTTGAGTATTCAGTCATGAATTATTTTCCAGGTTTTCTTTGATTTGATGTTATGGACAACCGTTTGGCTAATCCCATAACGCTGTGCTATTTCTCGTTGAGGATTTGTGTCGTGATAAATTTTCTTTGCTTGCTCCTCTGTTAATTTAGACAAACCATTTTTAGATCCTTTTGCGGGTTTTCTGTTTTTAAAAGACAGCCCCTTTGCTTGTCTTCCTTTTGACACCATATCAACCATGTTCTCGGCATGAGTTCCAAGCTCCAAATGCCACGGATTTACACATTTGGGGTTATCACATTTGTGCATCACAATCATTCCATCTGGAACTTTTGAGTTGTTGTAAAACTCCCAAGAAAACCGATGAGCAGCGACTGACTTTCCATCCGCTTTTATCGAGCCGTATTGCTTCTTTGCGCCACGGTTCAAAGACCCCATCCAATTCCAGCACTTGGTTTCTACATCAACCTCCCATGAAAGGCTAAATCTGTAAAAAGCAGGTTTTGGCTTGCAACCACCCAGATGTTTTAGGCTCATAACTTTCTCCTTTATCTGGATGATAACACAAGCTGTTTACTTGTTCAAGAGGTTTGTATTGTCGAATTCAGCCATTATTTACCTCTTTGATTTTCTTTAGTGCAGAACGCACGGTGGAAGACATTTGGTTAGCCAACCACACTCGTTGATCTGGCTCCAATGCCTGTTCGTCAATCATGGCAAGAGCTTCTTTAGCCTTACCCTGGTCAACTAACTCTGTTACTCCTGCTGCCAAGTCAGTCAGGAATTCTTTGATGTCTTGTGGAAGGTCGTCACCAATGCCACCACGGGGTGTTACCACTGGAGCAGTGCCTTTCTTTTTGACCCCCTCCTCTGTTAATTTTGGAGAAGAGTCCAAAGCATCGTGTTCAACGATTTCAAGCGCTGCAACCCACAAATACCTGCGGAGGTATGTTTGTACTGCCCCAAGATTTTGGACCTCATGACAGCCCTTTAAAGCCGCTGTAGACATGGGTGAAGATATGGTGATCATGTTTTCTGGCTTGTCGGTATCAACAATCTGCATATGAGCTTCTGTTGCGCCAAAAGTAATGATGCCTGTCAGGCCAACCTCATTAAAAATATCCAAGGCTGGGATGATGAAGTCACCTAGCTCAAAGTATTTGTAGCCAGCAAACTTGTTATGGCCTGATTTTTTTAGCTCAATTCCGTGGAACTTTTTACGAGCAATATTGAGTTTTTGATAGACGTTCATTTCATTTCCAGTTTGCTGAGTCATATTCGTCTTGGATGATCTGTTTCTGTGTGTCGTCATCAAAGTCTTGGAACTCTATGAAGTGGTTTTCACCACAGCAAGAGCGTTTGTCGTTACGAGGTTCCATGCAGTATGGGCAGTACACCACACCATGCAGGTCTTCTTTGGCTTGCATCAAGAAGTCTTTCATTGTGTCCTCCCAACTTGTTTAGCCAACAACCACTTGTCACCAAGGAAACGGATTGACCGTACCCACTGGCGGCAGTTGTGACGCTGGATGTGTGTTGGGACACCATCAACACAGAACAGTTGACGGACCTTAGTAAGAGCTTGCGTGTTCATTGAGTTCCTTTCGTTAAGCAAGAGCAGTGAATGTACTTGTTGTTTTTCATTCAATCTATAGGTGTTTACCCGAGTTGTTTTCTGTTTTTTCTTTGATAGGCTCACCACATGAGCCACCTAGACCAAATTGAAGAAACCTTGGCATATGACCTAATCGTCCTTGCCACCGATAGACTGTCCCAACACCTTCAAGAGGAGGATTGGGAGGCAGCTATTGTTGCTGCTTTGATAAGATCTGTTGAGGTTGCAAGTGGCCGTAAAGTCAGACCAATTGAACAAGTTTTTGTAATGAAAGGAAAGAAATGAGATACGACTTCCA